TGTCCTGGAAGGGGTTTTGATTAGTTCCGCCAGTAACTATCACGCCATATTGGTTGTTACTGTTCATGGACGCGCGGCGGACCCCCACCATGGGATTGGCGAGGCTAAGCCCTGCATAGCCATTGTTGTCGGCCACGCAGCCAATTACAGAGGATGGCGCGTTGAGGCCGTTGTTACCAAACGATATCGCGGTGTCGAGGTTGTTGTTGGCGTGGCAGTTCTTAATGAGTAGGCCGGCCATGGTGGACAACCCCACCAGGGCTTGAAAACAGCGCACGGTGTTCAGGTTGTCGAACGTGAGGTACGAGACGTTGTTCAGGTGGTAGCCGTAGTTGTAGCTGCCATGCTGTCCATCGATCCAGGTTTCCCCGGTCTGCGTGGCCATGTCCGTACTGTTCCAGCCACCGCTGTAGGTGATCGGGCTACCTACCGTGCCGGCCTCTTGTACAACATTAAATGCGGTAAACGTACCAACCATCGCCTGCTTGATGGTTTCGCGCTTGTAGGTGGCCACCGTCTCAGTAGTGCCTGCATAGCCACGCCCCGCGTTACCCAGCGTCTGCGGGCCATTATCGAGTTTGACAGTGGTGCCGTTGATCGACTGGATGCCGTACCACGTATCCTCCAGGTCGTCGCAGGTCCAGGTCAGCGCGCCATCGACAACGGTGGTGCCGATTTCGATAGGCCAGGTCGGCTCCGTGCTGCCGGAATTGCCGCCGCCCGCCGTCACTTTGTAGCGGAAGCCGTTGCGGTTCTGTGGTGTCGGCTTACGAATATCGTTGGCGGCATAGGTGGTTGATGCCGCCCAGTTCAAGTTCCACACCTTGCCGATCAGCGAGGTCAGCGAGAGCGAATTGGCGCTGCTGACCGCCTTGCAGGCGATGATGTTATCGATCTGCACCGTGACTGCCGCGATATCCACGTCCTGGTACAGCGCGACCGACTTGATGGCGGAATTCATGTTCGTACCCAGGTCCACCGTTACCGGCCACCACAGCGAAGCCTGGTTGTTCGACGGGATAGGGATCGTGTGGACTGAGGTCGCGCCAGCGGTGTCGGTGCACAGGCGCAGCGACAAGGTGTTGGCGGTGATGGCGGCGTTGGCGTACACCCAAAAACTGACCTGCTGGTAGCCCGACAAGTCTAAGGTCAGGGGCGTGGCTGTTTGAGTTAGTGTGTAGCCGGTGTTCGACACTCCACTGGCAAAGGTGGCGATGTAGTTGCCAAGCCCATCCGACAGGCCCGATACCGGCGTGGCGCGGTAGCTGTTGCTCGCCATATCGATCTTGATGGTGCCGGGGGCAGTCGAGTCAAAGGTGATCTCCCACACCCACGTCGGTGATCCTACAGTGCCGGAAGTAGCATTCGTGCCTTCGACCCGGATACGGAAGGTACTGCCCTCGGTGCCGTAATACATGCGCTGCCAGCTTCCGTCGCTGGCGCCGATCAGGATGGTCGGCAGCGGCGGGTTGGAAGCTGACAGGCCGGAATATGCGTTGGTCGCGGTGCTGCCGAATGCCATCCAGCTATTTGACGATACCGTTACCGTGTTGTAATAAGCTCCGTTGTATAGCACGCTGAACGGCAAGGTGATGGTTTGCAGACCTTCGTCCGCGTTGGCATTCACGGCCAAGGTCAGTGAGGCTGCGCCGACGATGTTGGACGCGCGGTTGCTGATCGACACCCCAGATATGCTGATCGGGGCGTAATACGCCGCAAGTCCGGTAGTGAACGCCCCGGCGATCACATGCTTAGCCGACTTTGTGTTTTCCTTGTATTGCGAGGTGTCGGCGGTGCTGGTGACGTTGGCACTGGCCGTCCACGCGGGTTCGCAATCGGTGATGTTCAAGGTGACGGCTGACGCCAGCGTGATGGTCTTGCTGTTCTGCGTCCAGGTGGCGTTACCGATCGACGTTGGGGGTGGTGATTCCATGACGCGGATCGTGTCACCCGGCGCGGTGCGCGCGGCGGTCGCGCCGGAGGCAAAGGACTTCCAGCGATTCGCAAACGAGGTGCCGTTGTTGGAATCGTTACCGCCTACCAAGTCCATGTAGAAAGTCGCCATGCCGCGCCCCTACCGTCTGCCCGCGCCCGCTTACAGGCCCGAAGTGGCTTTGTTGAGCGTGTGCGTAAACGCCGAGCAGGACACCGTTTGTGCCGCCGTGATCGTGGTGGTGGCGATGTTCAGGTTGGCGCCGGAGGTGCCCACCGTGCCATCCAGCACGGCCGTGGTGCCGTCCGACTTCAGGGCGCGGAACCACGTCGCGGTGCCGCTGTTGTCAGCCGACGAGTCGGCGGTGATGGCGTTGGCGGTCATCACGCCGGCGGCGGTCGCGCCAAACGCGGTGGCGCCGAAGCGCAGTTCGGCCAGCAGCGTGTTACCCGACAACGCGGTATCGGCGGTGGCCGGCTTGGTGCCGCTATAGAGGCGAAGGTAGCCGTTATTGAGCAGGAGCGCCAGGGCGTCACCCTCCGCGTTAACGGCCGAATTAGACAATTGTGTGTCGAGAGCCATGGCGAAACTCCAAAAAAAACCCGCACATGGCGGGCTAAAACACAGCGAACGTGGGGGGGGGTCAGTCTCGGCGTGAGCCTGACGGAATGTTTTGCGGCAGCAGCCACCAGCCGAGCTGGCGGCGGATTTCCACCGGCGTGCCAGGTGGCGTGAGTGCGTGGGCGCGCTCCTGCAGGTAGTGGCGCACCGCTTCTTTAGTGGGGTGCGTCACAGCGGTCATGGCAACCTCCTGCGGGGATATTTGCTGAAACGGCCTGATTAGCTGCACAGCTAATAAGGCCAGGCCAGCTAATAAGGCGTGCTTAGTCGGGCGCTTCGGTGAAGGTCACGTAATACTTTTTGCCCGGCTTGAAGAACATCGCGGCCGCCGCTTCGGCATCGATCCCCATCTGGCAGCTGCCCCATGGGGTGTACTTGGTGAAGTCGGCGTTCTCGCTCTTGTCGTTCGAGTAGACGCAGCCCAGGTCAACTCGCGTGACCGCACCGCTCGGGGTGGGCTGGGAAGTGCTGTTGCAAACCATCTTGGCGCGCACGGATGAAATCGTCATGGTGATGCTCCTATAGAGGCCCTGGCGGGCGGGTATAGGGGTGTGGTCTTGCGTCTTGCGCCCCGAAAGCTGGAAACCAATGCAAAAAGCCCGCGCCTGGTAAGGGAGCGGGCTTGTTGCGAAAAGGGAAATGCTGTGGTACGGGCGAACAAGGGCATCAAGGGTCGCCGTCCTTTACCAACCGGCTGCTTGCGCCACCCGTAAAAAAAGACGGGTTTTGCCCGAATTATGCCAAGCAAAGGGGTCCAAAGTGGGCAGTACAACCCGATCAACTCAGCAGTGCGCCAAGCATAAAGGTGCCTTGCCGTAAACTCAAGCACTTTTTTGCGCCGGCATGAAATCGCTGATGTCGCTGTTCTGTTTGCCGAGCTTCCTGGCGCCGCGCGCCCCGGCCTTGCGCTCGTCGGCGGTCAATTCCTCGATCATGTCCAGCACGTAATCACGCAAACTTTGGTCACAGCGCAGCTCGGTCTTGCCGGTGCCATTGCACAACGGGCAAACCTTATCCGACAGACTGGGTGTGTTGAAAATCGTCACCATCTTGCGCCCTGTGCACGCCGGGCACACGTCATTGGCCCATATACGCAAGGAGATACGGGCCACCTTGTCAACCGGGATATGCACCGGCCAGCCGCGCCGCTCCGCCTTGGTGGACACAATCCACGTCCACTGGTTGAGCAGGCGCCGGTAGCTGGCCGGGTCGTTGAAATACTTCGCGCGGAACAGCAGCCCGCCATAGGTGGACGACAGCGCCATCGCCGCCAGCACGTCGGTATCGAAGTGGAGTTCGTCGGAGCGCAGATTGCCCGACCCGACCGCGCGCACGTAACGCTGTGCCAGTTGTGCCATGCCGTCAGCTCCTAAGTTTCCAGAATGTCGATGTTGAACAGCGCCTTCATCAGGTGCCTCTTGATCTTGTAGACGCGCGTGAGTACGCCCTTGGTGTCCTCGATGACCGGCTTGCCGGTGGCGGCCATCGTGTAGCTGAAGTCGGCGACGTAGCGCAGTGCCGGCGTGGCCCGTGTTGAGCCAAAGAAGCGCACCGACGGCACCAGCTCGAATGACACCTGGCGGCGCAGATCGGTGATCTTGCCGCGCTGCTGCAGGCGGTTCAGCTCGATCCAGCGCGCCGCCTCGGCCTGCGAATCGAAGTGCTGGCCGTCGATCTCGACCTTCTTGTTGCCGTACTTCGGGCGCTTGGGCAAGGAACCAGGGCGCCTCAATCGCCACCCCCGCAGCTGCCGCCGCTGTCACTGCCGCCGCTGTCCGAGCTGGACGCATCGCTGCCGGACGGGGCGCACCAGTCGCTGGTCGAAGGCGCATGGTGGATCGGCACCAGATGCACCTGCATTCCCATATCGAGCGGCATGGTGTCCGGTGCCGGGGTCGATTCGCTGTCACGCTTCGGTTGCGCCGTTGGTCGCGGCGCCAGCTTGGCCTCCCGCTCGCGCTGCATGTCGCGTATCACGTTGCGCTCGAATGTCGTGCGCTCGTTTTGCTGCGCCCGCGCCGCCTCCCAGCGGGCCGTCACCGCGGCGC